GGCCATATCTCGGGATTCTATTTTTTAAAAGCCAGCGATAAAACTTCACGGCCTATCTTCGAAGATCCACGGCCCGGTCGAATGATGAGTTTATTGCCAGCTAAAGACGTCAATAAAATTACTGATGCTTCTCATCAAGTCTTTTATGAAGTCAAGCCTGGACGACTCATATTTTTTAATTCCTATATGCCGCACATGTATGCAGTGGATAATGGCTATGAACCTTTTCGTTTTATCCATTTTAATATGCAGGCTTTTCCCAAAACCATAGTAAGAGTTAATAATGGTCAAAAAAAATAAAATAATTCACCTGCCTAAGCTTCATAGCGCAATGGGGGCTTCCCATAACGCCTATATCAAAGCAATGCTGGGGGTGAATCCTAAAAAATACCCTGCTGATTTTGTAGAAACTTTAATTGATGAACGAAAAAAACAACTGATGAAAGAAAAAAATGTACAAAAAAAATAAATATAAAATTTTGCGTAAAGCTATCACCCTTGAACTTGCTAAATTTTGCTATACTTATTTTCTTAATAAACGACGAGTCGCTCGATTCTTCTTTGATCAGAAATGGATATCCCCTTTTGCAACCGAATGGGGAGTATGGAACGACGAACAAATTCCTAATACCTATGCCCATTATGGAGATCTGGTTATGGAAACGTTGCTTCAAGGTTTAAAAGAAAAAATGGAAAAGGAAACAGGCTACAAGCTGCAGGAAACTTATTCCTACGCACGAATTTATAAAACAGGGGACGTGCTGCATCGACACAAGGATCGTTATTCCTGTGAAGTTTCTACCACACTGCATTTAGGAGGGGATCCCTGGCCTATTTATCTGGAACCTTCGGGTAAGACGGGACAGGCAGGAATCAAAGTGGATCTTGAAGTTGGAGACATGCTTCTTTATTCCGGATGCGACCTTGAACATTGGCGCGACGCTTTTCCAGGCAAAGATTGTGGTCAGGTCTTTCTTCACTACAATGACCGAACTCAAAAAATTGCTAAAGAAAACCTTCATGATAAACGTCCTTTCCTAGGACTCCCTTCTTGGTTTAAAGGGTTTAAGTTGCCATCATCTAAAAAATAAGATAGGTTAAAGACTGGCGTGGGGGATTTTTCCACCACAAAGGTCTTCTACGCCTACTCATAACCAGTTGATATCCTCGTTAATCTAGTATAATTGTATCCTAAACGGATTTTTCTATGCTACATAAAATCAGACTTAAACCTGGACTAGACAAACAATCTTCTGACACGGGAGCCGAAGGAAAATGGGTGAATGCAGACTATTCTCGCTTTCGCTACGGCTTTCCTGAAAAAATAGGAGGCTGGGAGCAACTGGTTAGCGATAACTTGATTGGCGCGGGCCGTGACCAGCATACCTGGGTTGATCTAGCCGGCAACAAGTACGCAGCTATTGGAACCAATAAGTGTCTTTACATTTATTTTGAAGGAGCGGTCTACGATATCACTCCTTTGGATACTGCCCGTCAACAAACCGGTGCCACGTTCACGACCGTGAGCGGTTCACCCACCGTTACTCTGACTACCAGTACTGCCCATGATGCCGAGGAAGGAGATATTATTTTATGTTCCAGCGCCACTTCTGTACCCGGAGGTTTTAGCGCATCTGATTTTGACGATATACTTTTTGAAGTAAGCGCTGTGCCAAGTGCTACGACCATGGAAATCACTATGGGAAGCAATGCTGGTTCAAGTGCAGGACCTTCAGGGACTGTCACCATAGATTTTTATTATGTCATTGGCCCTCTTATCCAAACTTATGGATATGGCTGGGGTACAAATACATGGAGTGGAACGACGATACCTACTATTTCTACAACTTTAAATGGAGCTTTAGGGAATGACGCTTACGGAACCGGAGGATCTGGAACCGATATTGTTTTAACATCGTCCACTAATTTTACTAGTACGAACGGTATAATTTTAGTGGATAGCGAATTGATTACCTATACTGGCATTACCAGCAACACTTTAAACGGAATTACCCGAGGAACCAATGGGACCTCAACCGCTTCTCATTCGAGTGGCACAACAACTTATGATGCCACAACCTATGTGGGCTGGGGCAACGCAAGTTCTTCTTCCAACATTATTATTGAACCTGCACAATGGAGACTGATGAATTATGGAGAAAATCTTTTGGCTTTAGTTCATAACAAAAAAATTTTCCAATGGGAGCCTTCTTTGCCTAATTTAACAGTAAGAGCCGTACTAGTAAGCGGAACCGAAATCCCTACGGCTTCAAGAGACATGGTTCTTTCGACCCCCGATCGTCATTTGATTTGTGTTGGAACAGAAACAACGCTTCAGAGTTCAACAACTCAGGATGACATGTTTGTTCGCTGGTCCAATCAAGAATCTATAACTGTATGGACACCTACTGCAACCAACACGGCTGGTAGCCAACGGCTTACCGATGGTTCTAAACTCATAGGAGGTATTGTAGGAAAATCAGCTGTCTATATCTGGTCGGATACCGCCATGTACACCATGAAATTTATTGGACCACCTTTTACCTTTGGTTTTACTCAAGTTGGAACCAACTGTGGAATGTCTAGTCAGCACGCTGCAGCGGAGGTCAATGGGATTGCCTATTGGATGGGACCGACAGGGTTCTATAAATTTGATGGAGGACGGGTACAATTAATGCCTTGTCTAGTTGAAGATTATGTATTTGGAGATATTAACACTAACGCCAATCAACAAATTCATGTGGCAGTCAACGCTTTGTTTGGAGAGATCACTTGGTTTTATCCAAGCGAGGATTCTAGCTATGTTGATCGATCTGTAACTTATAACTATCTAGAATCAACTTCTGATCGTCCAATCTGGTATACTTCGTCACTCGCTCGTTCAACTTGGACGATCGAAGGTGTATTTAATAAACCTTACGCTACTGAATTTAAAAGTGCCGTAGCTCCTACAAATCCTACAGTCGTAGGAATTTCTAATGGGGCCAGCTATTATTGGGAACAAGAAAAAGGAACCGATGAAGTCTTTACCACAGGAACAACTAATGCGATTGCTGGCTATGTTGAATCGGGAGACTATGATATTGGAAGTGCTGAAGGAGAACAGGGTGAAGGAGAATTCATGATGAGAATATCTAGAATCATCCCGGACTATGGAGTTCAAACAGGAGATTCAAGAATTACCTTAAGTACCAAAGCTTTTCCAAGCAGCACTGCAGTGGCAACCAATCATACGGCGACTACAAGCACCACTCAACTCTTTACCCGGTCTCGAGCTCGACAAATTGCCATTAAAGTAGGCAATATTAGCACGGGACAAACTTGGAGAATGGGAACTTTTAGACTAGACATCCATCCAGGAGGCAGAAGATAATGGCAAAAATTTCTGAGGTGATTGCAGCTATTATTGGACCGGAATTTGATACTATGAATGTTCAAGGGCTTGCCGATAATGTAGGCTCTGTGGTACAAAAACTTAATACTACTTATCAACAACAGCTAACGGACGAGTACGAAGCCTTTAGTTTATTTATGAATTAACTATGGCAAATAAATATATTAACAAAGCATTTGATTTAAATTCAACGGATCCAATCACGATCTATACGGTGCCGGCGGAAACGGTAGCGATTGTCAAAACGGTACAAGCTTATAATGATACGGCCAGTACGGTTACGGTGACCCTGTCTTTTACCGATGCCAGTGCTTCGACCACTTATAATATTGGTTTTGCTTCCAGTAACGCTATTGAACAATTGGAATTACTAACGAGCAATTTACTCGTTTTAGAAGAGGGTGATATTTTAATACTTACCGCCAGTGTCGGGACTCAAGTGACTGGGGTTGCCAGTATACTAGAACAGGATCGAACGTAATGACGGTAAAAAGTAATGGCAAAGACATTCCGGTGATTAATGCGAAGGTGATCACAACCATAAAAAATAAGAAAACAGGGGTTGTTTATAAGGATGAAGACGAGTGGAAAACCCTGCAGATACCGGTGGAAGACATCCAAAGAGATGTCTTAGTTAAGATACCAAAGCTTGATTTGTTCGCGAAAACCAAGTAATAATAAAATATATTCTCAGGTGCAATCCCTGCTCATTTAATATACATTGCAAAATAGGAAATTATGACAAAATCAAACGGCATTGCATCACTTAAA